AAAGATTTCATAATTATAAATATTTAACATAAATGGCTGAAAAAAGAATATCCTATACCGTCCGAGATTTTGCCGCTATAAGACAAGAACTTATTGATTATACTAGACAGTATTATCCCGACCTAATTGACAACTTCAATGACGCATCAATTTTTTCTGTTTTAATGGATTTAAACGCTGCCGTAACAGACAACTTACATTATCATATTGATAGAAGTATACAGGAAACCGTCCTTGAATTTGCACAACAAAGAAGTTCAATATATAACATAGCAAGAACTTACGGTTTGAAAATACCGGGAAACAGACCATCAATCGCGGTTTGTGATATAACAATTAATGTACCCGCTTTAGGTGACAGACCTAACCCTGATTACATGGGTGTTTTAAAAGCTGGGTCACAATTTGTTGGTGCGGGACAAACATTTGAAAATCCAAATGACATTAATTTTGCGTCAGCATTTAGTTCCTCAGGTGAAAAAAATCAAAAAGTAATACCAATTTTGGATGCGTCAAACAACATACAAAGTTATAATATTATAAAAAGAGAGGTTGTGGTAAACGGTATTACAAAGGTATTTAAAAAAGTTATAACACAAGCAGATGCAACACCATTTTTAAGTTTATTTTTACCTGAAAGAAACGTGGTTAATGTATTGTCAATAATACAAAAAGACGGAATTGAATATAATAATATACCATCGTATCAAGAATTCTTAAGTTCAGTTGGTAAATGGTATGAAGTACAAGCATTAGCCGAAGATACAATTTTTGTTCCTGACCCATCGAAACCAAGTGATACCTCTAAAATAAAAGTTGGGAAATACATCAAAAGTGGTAATAGATTTATAACTGAGTTTACGCCTGAAAACTTTATGAAGTTGACTTTCGGTGGTGGTAATACAACAGCTGATGACCAATTAGCTAGCTTTGCACGAACAGGTGTGACTTTGAGAGTAAACGATTATCAAAACAATTTGAGTTTAGGATTCATTCCAACACCGAATACAACTTTGTTTATACAATATAGAGTTGGTGGTGGTCTTGAAAGTAATGTTGGTGTCAATATTATTAATACTGTTGGTAATGTAAATTTTGATGTGAATGGACCATCGATTGAAATTGCAAACGCTGTTAGAAATTCAATTCAATGTACAAATGTTACAGCGGCTATTGGTGGGGCAAATCCACCATCTGTGGAGGAAGTTAGAAATTATGTTACATTTAACTTTGCATCACAAAACAGAGCGGTCACTCTTGGTGACTACTACTCGTTAATACAAAAGATGCCGGGTCAATTTGGTGTTCCTGCTAAGGTTGGTATTTTGGAAAATAACAACAAGATTAATGTAATTGTGTTAAGCCAAGATGATAATGGTAAAATGACTCAAAATGTTCCAAAAGTTTTGAAAGATAACATAGCATCTTTCTTGTCTAACTATAGAATGTTAAATGATTATGTAAGTGTTGATACAGGCAAAGTTATTGATTTAGCATTTGAAATTTATATTACAATTGCAAAAAACACAAATCAAAATTCAATCATATCAGATGTTGTAACAAAAGTTAGTGATTATATGTTACCACAAAACAGAGAATTTGGTGAAGATGTTTTAATTTCTGAAATTAAAAGTTTGGTCCAAGATACTGAAGGTGTTATTAACATATCTGATGTTAAGGTCTTTAACAGAGTCGGAGGAAAATATTCAACATCTCAGACCGCACAAAAATATCAAGATTCAACAACAAAACAAATTAGATTGATTGATGATGTTATAAATGCACAACCAACAGAATTCTATCAAATTAGATACGATAATTTAGATATTGGTATTCGTGTTAAGCAGTAATCTTCACAAGAAAATTACTTCGACTATTTTTGTAAAATAATACTTTAACTATTTATGAGAAAGAACAATTATGCCTAAAAGTTATAGGATACGAACATCAGTAGGAAATAGTACACAATCTGACAAAAGTATCAAAGTACAAGTTGACCAAGATTTCGATTTCTTGGAAATTCTTTCTTTGAAACTTACTCAGTCTGATGTATATAGAAGTTTTTGTTCTGATTACGGAGTTGTGGTTGGTCGTGTGATTGCCAATGGTGGGTATGGTGTGCCAAACGCCAAAGTATCTGTTTTTGTACCAATTGATTTAGTTGACCAAAATGACCCCGTAATATCGGCATTGTACCCATATAAAAATGTTTCGGACAAAAATGAAGATGGGTTCAGATATAATTTACTACCCTATACACCTTCATATGAAGGACACGCCGCCACAGGAACTTTTCCAACAAGAGAGGATGTTTTAACAAGAACAGAAGTATTACAAATATATGAAAAATATTATAAGTACACTGTTAAAACTAACGAGTCAGGGGATTACATGATTGTTGGGGTTCCACTAGGAAACCAACAAGTTATATTAGATGTTGATTTGTCTGATATGGGTTGTTTCTCATTAAGACCAACCGATTTAATTAGAATGAATCTTGGTAACCCGAAACAGTTTGACGGCAACCAATTCAAAAGTTCATCTGATTTAGCATCATTACCACAAATTGTCAATCAAAGAAAAAGTATTTCAGTTTCTTCTTTTTGGGGAACAGGAGATGTTTGTGACGTTGGTATAACAAGGGTCGATTTTGATTTAAGAGATTCAAACATAACAATTGAACCGACGGCAACATTCATGGGGTCAATCATGACATCCAATGATTCTGTTATGATAAAAAACAACTGCAAACCAAGTTCAGAACAAGGTGACTTATGCGGAATGGTTGCGGGACCTGGTAGAATTTTAGCGGTAAGACAAACAATAAATGTGGATACAGATGGTGACCCAATATTAGAACAGTATCAGTTAGAACAGGGTGGAAAGGTCATTGACGAAAATGGTGCTTTTGTTGTTGACGTACCAATGAATTTAGATTATGTGTCAACCAATGAATTCGGTGAATTGATATTTTCAAATGACCCAAGTGTTGGTATTCCAACAAAAGGTAAATACAGATTCAAAATTAAAACCGATGATGGTGAAAAAGAAGTCAGTGCAGTACAGACATCTAATAGTATCATTGGACCTAGTCTATTAAATCTTTCTGCTTTTAACCCAAAAGGTAGTTTATTAAGAGGAAACTTTTTGGTACCCAACATTAAGGAATATGGTTGGGTGAATAATATTGACCCATCTACTAAAAGTAGTGAAACTACAATTTTTAGTGCGGTGTTTGAAGACCCAACAAAACTTGTAGAAACTAAATCTTATACATTTTCAAACAGAGCATTACTATTAAGTTCAATTTCGGGTGATTTTAAAACTATATCATACAAAATTAATAATGTAGTTGACAATTCAAAATGGGTGGACTTACCAAACGGTGGTACATTTGAAATCACGGTTGAGAAAAAAACAACAACTGAAGTAGTAGACGGTGTTGTAATTGAAACCCCTCAAATAATTACAATTAATTTCGATAATTACAACTACGATTTTTCACAATTTCAAAGGTCATATGCATTTTCTTTAGATTGGGACGATTACGCTGATAAAGATGAGGCAATCAACTGTCAAGATTTTTTTTATGAATTAAATTATAATAAAGTTTATACTACTGCCCAATTAATTGACGAATATAGAAAGGGAACAAATAGAAGTAGATTCTTATCTATCAAAGAAATATTAGACAGAAGTTGTGATGCCGAGGTTAACAAATTCCCAATTAATGATGGGGTAAGAAATTTTGATTTATTATTTTTAATTATATCGATACTGATGTTAATTGTCGGTATTACCGGTTCAATTTTAACGGTAGTTTATTCTATCGTAAAATTCTTATGGAATAAATTTGCAGTTTTAATCGCAGCATTTTTTATTTCGTATTCAATTTATAGGGTAACATCATCAGGTTTTGTTATAGCCGGATTAATTAATTTGGGAGGACCAGTGGTCGGTGCTATTATAAGAGAGGTGTTAGAAGCAGCGGTATGGTTGGCGGTTGGAACTTTGACAACAGTATTCTTCAAACAAATTACAAGTTTTAAATTTTCACCATTTAGATTACCGATGATTACGTATCCCGATTGTTCAACGTGTGATTGTGACCCTTTTGAATTTGGTAACGCGCCATCAGAAGGTGAATTAAATACTAGCATCTTAGCCAACATAAATCAACCATCTTATTTTGCCCCCTATGACCCTAACGTCGAAAATGGAGATGGTTTTGTTAATTCATTAAAAAATTTGGGATATGGACAAGTTGTTGCCGGTAGGGACGATTATGATGATAAAGGATTAAAAGCTAGAGAAGCCAGATACACTTTTAGACTAAATGAATATTGGGTGGAGGAATTAGATTCAAGTAAAGGATATGGATTACCACTACCTGAAAGAGTAAATTTATACAACACCAAAGGACACTATTTTAAAGATGGAGGTACAAACCGAATTAAAGTTTATCCCAACTATCGAGATAATAATATTTCTCCAACATCAACACCATCATACTCTTATTATGAAGACCAACCTTTAATTGTTTTATGTGATAGTGGTACATTAGCGAGTTATACCGCAGGAACGTTAGTAACTTTTACATCACCAACAAAAGACCGTGATATTAATATTACAGGTGTTACCAAAATACAAAATGAAATTGGTACATTTGGTGTAACAGGAACAACCGATTTACCAGGTTTAAAAACAATTAATCTCCAATATGCCAACCCCGATGGTCCCGGAAACAAAACAAAGTCGTTTAATATCCAACAAAGTTTATATACGTGTATTAGTACTACAATTGTAAATAATAACGATGTGGATGTTGAAATTGAATATATTGATTGCCAAGGAGAACAACAGACAATTATTATCGGGGCTGGTTCAACAAGAGTAGTTTACAATCAATATGAGTCAATTGTTAATAAATCATCGTATAACAATGTCCAATTTATACCTTCATCTGTTTGTTACGCCCCGTACATATTTCCAACAGATATTGAATATTACCAAGTCGTAACTGGTTATACACTTGCAAATTTAAAAACAATTGTTGGCACAAGTTCAGTAAACGACAGAAGTTTTTATAGAAGAATCATTCAAGGAGAAATGAATGTTGGATATGGTTTTAAAGATGAAGAGGATGATAAAGTTATTGGTGATTCTGAAGAGGACAAAAAATTAAACCCAATAGATTATATACCTGTGGAGGATAGAAATAACTTAGTTGTATTATTTTTAATGAAGGGTGTCGACCCATATTCGCCAAGGCAATTAACTAAGATTGATGTATCCGTACCATTAGGATTACCTGAAAATTCTGTAGTTGTTGAAGGTAGGTACAAATTAAACGAACCGATTAAATCGGGTTTAACACTGCCAGTTTATAATGGTTTTACAAACAACTCAACTGCACCAATTTACTACCAATCTAAATTTTTTACACCTGCAACAGGAAGTGGATTATGGAAA